TAGTCGTGGGTTTTCGTGGTAAGTTGCTCTAACTGATGCCCATTCTGGGAACTCCTCGCTGAATCCTCTGTGCCAAAACTCTGCAAACCAGTTATTTCTTCCCCTTGGAGTAGATATAAAGATTGCTTTAGAGTTTGCTTTATCTAGTGTGGGCCTGAGCGCAACATTGAAAGCATCCTTGCCGTCAACAAGGGCTGCTTCGTCGAATATGATGAGATCATAGCTTCTACCCACCACTGAATCGACTTGGTTAACAGAACCCATACGTATTGTAGAGCCGTTTGAAAGCTCAATAACTTTATCTTTTGCATTATCTCTAGTAACTTCTAAATCGAAGTGCTTAATCAATTGTCTTTGCAGTTCAAAAGAAATTTGAGACAATGAATAGTTGGGGGACATCAATAGTACATTAGAACCAGGTACTAAAGTGATTAATTGACCTATTATGTTTGCAATATAAGTTTTACCTTGCCTACGAGAAATCGCAGCACAAACAAAACGGTATTTGGGGTTGTTGATAGCATTGATTAATGCTGTTTGAGAAGTATTTGGATTGATTCCAAGTAAGTCCATATACCCATCAATAGGTAGTTTTATGAACTTATTTTCGTCAAAGGACATCAACTCAGTACTGAGTATATCCTTTCTGCTTAATGTTATCAATGTATAGTCTCGTTAAAAAATTCAAATAATTCGTCTTCGTCGTCAAAAAGTCCTGCTTCTTGACACTTATTGTAAAGGTATAAAAAGGAGGCTGACATCTGTTTTAAATTTTTCTCTGCTAACGATAGACTGCGTTTGTCTTGCATATCCATCATTTTATTTAAAAATTTAGAGGCATGGACTTGACTCTCGTCTAACCATATCTTTCTTCCGTCAATTGTGGGTAATCCCATATTATCTCCTTTTTTACCATTTAACTTTATTTGCCCAATAAGCTGCTGACATCTTGCCTCGGGCAATATTCTTTCTATGTCTAGCTTTAAAACTTTTACGTTTCATTTTCATTCTACGAGACTCTCCAGCTTTGGGTTTCCCTGCTGTCTTAGCTCCTTTTTGTCCGAAACGTATAGTTTTAATTTTGCCACCTGACTTTGCCACTACAATGTGTGACTTAGTACGATGTCCAGGTGTTCGTTTGGGCTTATTGAATCCACTTACACCTGCTCTTTTTAGTCTAGGGTCGCGCTTACGTGGCATGATTATCTCCTTTTACGAAGTATCTTGCCTGCTCCTTTCTTACTAAATTTTGCTCGCTTAGGGCTAGTAGTCTTACCAAATCTTGGTCCAACTGCTTTGCTTCCTGCGGCATATCTGAGAGCTTCCATACTACCAGCTTTTCTACTGTTTACAACAGCACCTGCAGCTGAGTTCATGTCTCTAGTGACACCTCTCTTTAATTTGTGTTTACGAATCTTTTGAGTAGAATGTACTCCAGTAGGTCCGCTTAAAAATGATCCTGTTCTAGCCATTTTTGTCTCCTATAAGCTTTTTCAATTGCTTATCTCGAAAATCACACTCCTTCATAGTAGCGTAGTTTTTCAGTTTTATGAGAGTAGTAAGTGTTCTGCGTCTTCTTATTATAAGAGCCGCTACTGATATCTCAATCTGTGCTAACCTTTGTGTCATTTCAAACTTCTGGTCAAGTGCACGATTGTTCATCTTACTTTCTCCTTTTTAATTTTTGTCCTATGAAAAGCTCCAAGATACTAGTGAATATCTTGTTCCTTTTGTTATTTTTGTAACACCATGAACTGGACTAGTCTCTGGTGAAAAAGGATCGCAATGTAGTTCGATTGCACACCCCACTTCTTGAGGTATTGTATTGCCATCTGCAATAAAATCTCCTCCTTCGTAATCATCATTTAGTGGTATTACTACTACTTTCTCTGATTTTAAATTTGTGTTTGGTTTCCAGTAATTGCTCAGACACATCCATTGGGAATCTCTGTGCGCCGAAACGTGGTCTCCAGTCTCATACTTAATAAGTTTACATGTATAGACAGGGTTACCTTCCCATGTATCAAACACAGGGTCTATCTCTGAAAATTTAATCTTACGAAACTTTTCTAGTACTCCTCTGCCTTCTGTTCTACTAAGTATTGTTTCTTTGTCTGAAAACTGGTCTTGTTTTTGTAAGTCTCTTCTGAGTTCATCTACTACATAATTACTACCAGATGCAATAATTTTTTCACACTGTTCTTTTGTTAGTACATTTGGTACTATTCTAGGTGGTGTTGTTACTTGATAGTATTTCATCGTTTTTTCCTTCTAGTTGTTCTTCTTTTTCTCTTTACAAAAGTAGATACGTTTCTTGGCTTTCCACCAGGATTACCTGCTTTTCTTTTTCGTGTTACTGCAGACCGTTTCTGCGCCGAAGTCATTCTACGGGCTTTACTAGCTGGTACACACTTGGGATAACCTCCCTTGCCTCGTGCAGATTTTCTTCCGCACGGAGGATGTCCGCCACCTTTTCTCTTACGAGAGATGTCTACCCATCCTTCTTTAAACCATTTAGTTAATCCACCTTTGGGCTTTGCCATTACTTTCTCTTACGTCCAGTACCCATACGATACCTTCCGCCTTTGGCTTTGTAAGTTTTTACTAGCCATCCATTAGCATATGCTGATGGGTATACCTTAAACTTTCTCTTTGCTTGTGCTTTTACTCTAGCGTAAAGAGTAGGGTTTGTAGGTACTGGTCGCTTCTTAGCGGCCTTCTTTCTTTTTCTTGCCATTGAATCTCCTCAATGCATAGTGGGCGTTTCAGCCCACTATACCCCCGAAATGTTATTTGTCTTTAGCTTTACCAACATTTAAGGCAAACCAGTCTACTAGCTTGTAGACTTTCTTCATCCAACCGTCGTCTATAGGGGTTGGAGTCAAAGCTGCTATCAGAGAACAGATCATTACCACTGTCGGTAATACTGCTATCCAAGCTGTTAACCATTCAAAGAATCCTAACATACTTATCTCCTATCGTACTAAAAAGTACTCCTTGCGATGTATACGCGTCCTAGTAGCCTTGGCCACTTGGATTGTCATTTAACGTGTTTAAGTCACCTCGCCAAATGCCGTTCTTATTTACCACACCACTATGGCTATAAAACCAAGGTAGTCCAGTTACATAAGTATTCAAGATCCTCTCGAGTCTAGTTTTGTTTCCGATTTTTACAGTATATCTATAAAGGTTTTTAGTACTGAAATCTACACAGTACAAGCCTCCAAAGTCAGCGCTGTTGTTTTCTAATTTTCTTGCTTCTTCTAAATTTTTAACGCAGATAGTATTAAACTTATCTAATCCATATTGGAATTTTCGTACACTATTAGTTGCGTCTCGAGTGATCGTAATTACTTCATCTTGAACGCTTATTGTGTGTGCATCTGCCCAGATACAGAAGGGTTGTAATCCGATAACTCCAAAGTTATCTCTGCCTTCGTTTTCTAGTCTTTCCCAAGTATCTTTTTTAAAGAATCTAGTGTTGCCTTTTCTTGAAAATACACTGCCATAATATACGGGCACTTCCCTGTCATTTGGGACTGCATTATCGTAGTAGTATGTTCTTGATATTTCGTATGGTGTTTTCTGCATAATTTTAGTTAAGGGCGGACTGGAGACCCCTCGATATTTTTCCGTGTCATGATATAATATCATGCTCTTTAGCTTAGTATAAGGTCATCCAGTCCTAAACTTTGATCACCTCCTCAGGTTAAACTTTGGTTACTTTTTCTTCTTCTTGCCTCTTTTCTTTTTCTTTTTGGGCCGTCCGACCCTGGAACCATAAGTTCCTTTTCCATATGGCATTTCTTTCTCCTAAGTCCAACGAGGTGGCTCGTCTGGACACTCAGCCCATCTTAGTTTAGTTTTGAGGGGCATAAAACAATGACATATCTTACAAGTCTTCCAAAACTTACTATAGTTTGGACACTTCTGACATATCTTTAGTCGTTCTTCGTGTGTCTTTTTAGTCGAAGTCTGCGTGGTAATTCGTTCCATACTCATTTAGTTTATTAACCCACCAATCTTGTGAGTGTATACTAACATGAAAGTTAGTACCATCACTAAACTTTTTAATTGCTGGTTTAGTATCAATATGAAAGTAAGAGAAATTTCCTAAAAAGAAAATCTCATGTAGTACTGTATCTACTTCCTCTGGTAGTATATGCTCCATGACATCTACACAGAGTACTAAGTCAAAGTACTTTGAACTAACTCCCGGTAACTTTGCATACTCCTTCATATACGGGTCATAAAGCTTTGGCATTGGTATACCCCACTCTTTGTGGACTTTCTCTCTTGTATACTGCCAACCTTTACCACATCCGTAGTCTAATACATTGTAAGGATTTACTCTTTTAATAACCTCATGTATTTTTTCTTTATTCTTTATAGTTGTTCTACCACTCATTGTAGTAGTATTCTCATGAACCCAAATATATTCTTTTTCTAACTGCTCTTTACTTATCACGGAAAATACGCTTTGGGTTGTGTGTTCTTCTTTTTAAGTTCTTCTTTCTTGCTAGAAGTTTCTTTACTCTTGCTGAAAGTTCTGGAGACTCATTATCTTTCTCCACTGCGCTTTCTAATGCGTCTTTTATTTGGTTAGCCATTCTATTGCCTTCTGTTTTGTTGTAAATATTTCATGTGTAGCTCCTACAAGATGCCACATTCCTCTTTTTTCATAAAGTTCCCATCCTTCTGGTACTTCTTGTTTAACCACCTTTTTCATCTTAGGTGCTTTTGTTATATCTTTTTTACTGTAATTCATTTCCATAATTATCTCCTAATGCATTGAAAGCATAGTGCCAACAATACCTGCTAAAGTAACAATCAGAAACCCTGCACTTGATAATATTATAGTTTCTATTTTAGAAGTTTGCTCATCGATTCCATTAAATCTCTTCTCCGCTCCTTTCTCCATAGTCTGTAAATTATTAAATACTGTTTTCCAGCGTTCTGCACAAATAGCTTCGTGTTTTTCAAGTGCCGCAGCTACCTGCTCGATTTCCTGCATGTTATCCCCTTTTGCTTGTGGAAGTTTCCACATCTTTATCCAAATTATATCAAAAATTATACCTGGTGTCAAGTACTATTTTCGTATGGTATAGATTTTAACTGGTTCCGACTTACCTTTTACAGTTACCTCGTCTAGAAACTCATACTCATAACCATCTACTAAACTGTGCTCAGATATGATTAGGTCTGCATCATAGTTCTTGCAACTTGATTCTAGCCTAGCAGCCAGATTAACAGCATCGCCGAGAACACTGTAGTCAAAGCGTGTAGTACTACCAAAGTTACCCACCACGCACGGCCCGGAATTGATCCCAGCGCCTGTATTAATTTCATCAAGGCCCTCTTCTCGAAGTGTTTCATTTAGTTCCTCTAAGGCTATTCTCATATCTATAGCCGCTTTTGTTGCATTCTCTATATGATTCTCGTCAGGAAGCGGAGCTCCCCAGAAAGCCATAATGCAATCTCCCATATACTTATCAATTGTACCCCCATGCTTGAGAATTATCTCAGTCTGATTGTCAAGAAAACGATTAATGAGGCTCGTAAGTCCTTGTGGATTTTTTTGATATTTTTCTGAAATCGGTGTAAATCCTCTGATGTCAGAAAAAAGAAAAGTTAGTTGTTCGGTCGACCCACCGAGTCTCAGTAATGTTGGGTCTTCCTGTAATTTTTTTACTAAGTCTGGACTTACGTACGTGCCGAATTGTTGTTTGATTTGAAGTTTCTGACGATACTCGGAAAGGAAACTCAGGAAAGTATGATACGCCCAATAAAGAATCGAGACTACTACGATACCATTAAGGTCAAGTAAGTAGGAAGATTTATAAGCATATCCCATTCCATACATAGCACCTGCTATTACTAGTACTAAAGTTGCTACAGAAAAATAGACTGACCTAACCGCAAGAGCCAATAAGGAAAGGCTAAGTAAACCATAGGCAAGCTTAGCAGAAAGAGTCCAGGACGGAGCAGAAGGCGCAGTGCCTGTGATAAGATTGTGTAGTATATTTGCTTGAATTTCATGTGGGTATTTAGCCCCCGCAGGGGTCGGCACAGGGTTTGTTACACCCTCTGCAGTCGTGCCGAAGATTACAAAAGGTGCATCAATCGGTTCTTTTAGATAGTCTAGTAATGATTGTCTATAAAAGTTAGTGTTCCAGTTAAGAAAGATACGAGCATTTGCATCAGTATTCATAAGTGGATAGTTTGGTATTCTAACCCATGAAACGCCTTCGCTTGTTGTTTTTAGCTGGTACGAAGGATCGTTTACTGCGACTCTTAAGAGTTCCAAGGCGAAACTCGGGTAGAGTTTTGACCCTACGTTTACGACTAGGGGAATGCGACGAGTAACCCCGTCTATTTCCGGTGTAGCGGTTACTACTCCGATTCCCTTTATTTTTGATTCCAGCGTGGGTTCTGTAGGTATAATTCCTGGGTATTCGTATAGCCATGGTAATGGATCCTCTCCTAGCTGCGCAGTTCCTACATGAGGAGCTTTTGTATTGCGCACTTGTGTTGATGCCGCGTAGGCTAACACTGTTGGTTTTACTTCAAGTCTTCGTTGAAAGTAAGTATCTTGCATTGGACCTCGTAGGTCTTTGTTTGGCATCAGTACTGTAATTCCTGGTACTGCCTGGGTCTGCGTTATAGCATCTCCATAAACACTTCTTGGTAGAGGCCAACCTCCGTAAGTACTTACTGTCTCTTCATCTATGTCTACTACAAGTATGTTCTCATTCTGTACTGGTTCAGTATTCATGATTAAGTAGTCAAATGTTTTGAGTTCTAGAATTTGAAAAGGATAGGGATTCCATATAAGAAGTCCCATTGCTAGTACAATTGTGATTAGTTTATTCATATTAGGTTCCATCCATGGTTTGCTATAGCGTTAAGTATAATAAAGATACAAGTTGCCATATGTGTAAACCACCA